TGTCGCTAACGGCCTTTCGACCAATTAGGTTGTTTGGACTGTGGACGGCTCTTTGAGCTCTTCCACTATGGGGTTCCCCTGGGCCCCAGTCAGGGGGAAAACGTAACCTCCGGCTTGATGCAGAACAGCTACAACCACTCGACGTACTGAGTGAGGCTTCCCAGACACATGACCGGACTGTTCACGTGAGTACCCCGCCTGCGACCAGGAACCACGCCCTGTTGGGTGAGGACTTTCGTCCCCCAGACCTCCTGGGTTAACGGAGAGCGGGCTGTTGGGATGAGGACCTGACAGTTCATTCCGGGGGGAGACCTTTATGGGGGCTCCCGGCTGGCTATTGCACACCAGTTTAACGTGCTGTTCGTACTTGTCACAATGGCTACAAACCATCGAACAAGTGGTCTCTCGGGTGATCCCATTCACCGTCCCGAAGCGGGAGACGACGCGCTACTCTCAGAGGTTGATGTCAGAGGCATCCCTACTCGCGTGGCACCGGAGGAACCTGGTGCTGAACCCGGCGACATCATAAAGTTGATCGCTGGGAGGGGAGGAGTCGTGGGGGAGATTGAGAACGCCCTTGCGCCACTCGTCAAGTACCTTGAAGGGAAGATGAGTGAATTGGCAGAACCACTCCTCGCGCACTGCTCCTACTGGCAGTTCGCGGAAGTTCTCGGGATTGTCCTTCCAACAGCCTGGAACGGGTCGCAGACCATGCGTCTCCCCGATACCGTCTGGAAGGATTCACGCTTGGCGTCCCTGAAGAAGTTATCAGGTGCACGTCGGTTGAAGCTGAAACAAGAGCTCGACCAGGAGACCCCTCAGCAGAAGAGGGCCCTACGCGTGGAACGGATCAAGAAGTGGATCACTGTATGCCTGGGTAAGGCAGTACAGGCCACGGCAGCGATCGGACTGCTCCTGACCCAGCTGGGTTTCAAGGACTTCCTGGTTCGCTCTCGAGTGGATATTCCGTGCCCTCGAGTTGCCGTATCTGATCCGTCCCGTTGGGACTACCGATGGCGTTCAGTTGCTGAACTCCTGACGCTGTACCTTACGGACGAGGCTGAACGAGTCTACAAGTACTTGTCGGCCGTGTACTTCTGTGTCGCCATTGGTGTGGAGGACACGGAGTACCCGAAGCCGCCTGAGCTTCTGGCCCCCCGTTGGCTGACCGATGAACGTCAGACCGACCCCTCCCGCTGCCAAATCATTGGCGGTGCGGCTGGTCGTTGGTTACGTACCGTGTCAACTTCGGGGAATACCCTTATGCTTGTGGGACAGAGTGCCGCACATTGTGTGATACCCGTGAATCGGGAGGAGCACAAGATGTTCGTGGCCCAATCTGTCCTGCAGCTTAAGAAGGGGATGCCAGAGGTCTCTACGACTTTCGTCCAACAAGCGTTAGAGGAGCATCGCCTCCGCCTAACCGGTGCCCATACGATGGACACAACAGGTGACCGAGCATTCGCCTGGGACGTTGTCCGCGCCTCGATCTCATCCACTATGGAAGAGTTCGCGAGCCACCTTCACTCAGCCGTTGAAGCCCCCGTGTGCGTTCCCTCTCAGAGGGCCCACATCGGATGGAAACTCACGGATGGTGGAGCGCTGGCCGCTGCTATCATGTGGTTGAAGGAGCGTTGGCACACCGTCGGAATGGATGCTGAGTACGCCGTGTACGCACGGGGTCCCCCATCGAGTGGGACTCCCGGACACTGGTACGATGGGGAGATTGGGCCCGATAAGTTCTATCACGCCTTCTCTCCCTATGAGGGCCTCGAGGATTTCGTCCAGATGTGCTTCGCTGCACTCTTTACGGGCGTCACTACCTTGAGTGACCTACGCGATGAGGCTCATAGCCGACGCGTGGGTCGTCGCCATATGTCATCGACTTCTCCCTTCGGGTTGACGGAGCCGGTGGCACTGCCTGAGCCGTTCAAGGTTCGGGTGATCACAAAGGGTACGGTGGAGCATCAGTTCTGCTGTAAGATCCTCGAGTCGTGGATGGGCCCAGCCTTCCGTGAGCGGTTTTTTGCTTTCCGGTTGGCTGGTGAGTCCATCTACACTGATGGTCCCCAAGTGACTTCTACCCACTTGAACGAGGTCTTCAGGGAGACGCTACCAGCCGGTTGGCGTTATCTCTCCGTGGACTATAAGGCCGCGACGGACCTTCTTGAGTCCGCAGCTAGCGAGTATGCCGCTGCGGAACTCACTCGTGCCTTGGGCCTCGAGCCGGGGTCTCTGCTGGGCCGCCTGTTAAAGGCTGGTCTGACGGAACACCTGGTTCGGTACTCTTCGGTCGCCGGTCAGTCTGGTACGTTCGCTCAGACGAATGGCCAGCTCATGGGCTCCAGTGTGAGCTTCATGATCCTCTGTCTCGTGAACTACTCGGTTTGTCGAGCTGCCATCAGGATGTCGCCCCGTTACCCTGAGGAAGATGCACCTTTGAGCCCCTACACCACAAAGACTTTGGTGAATGGGGACGATGGTGCACTTGCAGCGAACCGAGCACGAAAGGAGGCCTGGGAGCTTTGCTCCTCGACGGTCGGGCTTGTTAAGTCCGTGGGGAAGAACTACTTCTGGTCCGGAGGCATCGTGCTTAATAGCCGTGTCTTCGAGCGGAAGGAGGACTATCCTGACTCCCTAGCACTTTTGCGCTCACTGGGTGTAGAAGATGCCGACCTATCACAGGTCTGGCACCTCATCCGGCGTGAACCGCGTTGCTATTGGGTCGCGGCTCCCTACGTGAACCTTGCCCTGATTCGCCCCCCCCGCCCAGTTACTCATCGCGAGTTTCTGGAGCAGTCGGGTAGATGGCACCGAGACCTGATCCGGGCCATGCCAGATTCACTGGCACAGACCGTTACCACGTGTTTCGTGGAGACCTGGTGGTCGAGCTTACAGATGCTCCCACCTTGGGTCAATTGGTTTGTGCCTCGTGAGCTGGGTGGCCTGGGTTGGGACCCCCGGGGTTGTGAGTTTTCCAAGCGGGAGCTCCGGCCTTTGGCGGCAACTGTGGCCTTCTACTGCCGATCCGTGAGTACTCTTTCTGAGCGAAAACGGAACCATGTCTCTTTCTGGTCGGACTCCCCCCTGTTCACAACTCATGAAAAGGTTGTGCAGATGGTGGAGCCACTGGAGAAAGATGGTCTGCTCAAGTGCGTGGCTGAGGGCACGTCTGAGTTTGAGCAGCTGGTGTCGCTGGGTTGGACCGAGTTCCACCCCGACTCCCTGGCATGGTGGCCAGTGTTTGCTGCATGTGTCGATATGGACCCTGAGGTTCAGAGGATCATGCAAATTCGCTGTCCCACTCTTCGCCAGGTGGAGCTTAATAAGCGCCAGCACCCCTTCC